ATGCACGAGCGTAACGCTCACAACTTCCCACTTGATCTAGCATCAAGCGAAGCAACAGAAGTTGCACTAACAGCTCCTGCACTAGCATGAGCCATCAATCAGATAAAATGCGAGCGAGCATCACCAGCTTTGAATTTTGCAATAAAGAGGAAGAGAAGAAAGAAACTGATAAAGAACTTTCTGACGACGATAACTCTGATAACTAACATCTTTATCATCTCCGGTGTCACCCGACACTGGCAGCCACGTCCGTTCATCCCTACTGGGACGCATGACTCCTAAGCATGGAACGGGGCTTAGGTACTGAGGTGAATTATGACTCAAGTAGAACTACAAGCTCGACTCAAAGAGCAAAGAGATTTCAAAAGAGAAACTTTACTTAAGTATCGTGGCATCACATACAAAAAGGTAATCGGTTAAGCCGACAGGAAGGTGCAAGTCCTTCCTTACCACTTGGCTTTTGCCCTCTGAGGAGGATACCATTAGCCGTCGACGGTGGGATAGACCACAAAGCGTGCAGTCTCACGCTAGACCAAATAAGACTGAAACAATTCTAGATCTAGAAACGACAATATATACCCTTACATTTTTAAGTAAAAAATCATGGCACATCAGTCATCCGATTTAACTACCAGTCTAACGAGACAAGGTCAGTTAAATTCAGCAGGTGACGCCAGACATTTGTATCTTAAACTGTTCTCAGGTGAGATGTTCAAAGGATTCCAGCATGAGTCAATAGCTCGTGACATGGTGATGAAGAGAACATTGAAGAATGGAAAAAGTTTGCAGTTCATCTACACAGGTAGGACTACAGCCGAGTTCCATACTCCCGGAAACAGCATATTAGGTAACAGTGACGGCGCACCTCCAGTCGCAGAAAAAACAATAACTTGCGACGACCTATTAATTTCATCAGCTTTCGTTTATGAGCTAGATGAGACACTTGCACACTTCGAATTGAGAGGAGAAATTTCCAAGAAGATTGGATATGCTCTTGCTGAGAAGTACGACAGACTCATCTTTAGAGCTGTAACAAAAGGTGCAAGACAGGCTTCTCCTGTATCAAAGACTAACTTCAAAGAGCCCGGTGGAACACAGATCAGAGTTGGAGCAACAACTAATGATTCTGATGCTTACAACGCAGGCAACTTAGTTAATGCTTTCTACGATGCAGCAGCAGCATTGGATGAGAAAGGTGTATCTTCACAAGGAAGATGTGCAGTTCTTAACCCACGTCAGTACTACAGTTTGATCCAAGACATCGGTTCAAACGGTCTTATCAATAGAGACACACAAGGTACAGCATTACAGTCAGGTAATGGAATCATTGAAATTGCAGGCATCAAGATCTTCAAGTCAATGAACATCCCATTCCTTGCTAAGCATGGTGTAGCTTATGGCGGAACTACAGGTGAGACTTCTCCTTCAAACTTAGGAGACCACGTAGGTACAGCTTTAGCTGACGGAAGAAAGTCTGTAACAGGACTAAACAACAACTACGGTAACAGCACAGACTTCGCTAAATCTTGTGGATTAATTTTCCAGAAGGAAGCAGCAGCAGTTGTAGAAGCTATCGGACCACAGGTTCAGGTAACTTCTGGTGATGTATCAGTTGTTTATCAAGGTGACGTAATCCTTGGAAGACTAGCTATGGGAGCAGATTTCTTGAACCCAGCAGCAGCCGTTGAACTATATGTAGGCGCAACAGCACCTTCAGCGTTCGGTACAACATACCCAGAGAACGGTTAATTTTATACACTTTATACGGGAGCTTCGGCTCCCTTTTTTTTTATGACTACTCAAATAGCAACCGATACCGAACTATCCGCAGTTAATTCTATCTTGGGTAGCATTGGTCAATCACCAATCACTGCTCTCGATTTAGAGAATCTTCAGAATCCAGAAATATCTTTTATTTATAATATTCTTTCTGAAGTATCTAAAGATGTCATGCAAGAAGGATGGCATTTTAATACAGAAGAACATGTAACAGTTAGTCCAGACTCTTTTGGATACATAACTGTTCCCAATACTTATCTACGCTACGACCTACATGATGGTCAAGCCGATAGACAGATGGATTTGGTTAGGAGAAACGGCAGATTATATGACCTAGTAAAACATACTGATGTATTCACAAAGGACCTTTCATTAGATATTGTTTATCTTTATGCGTTCACAGATATACCATCAGTCTTTCAAAGATATATTATCGCCCGTGCTTCTACCAGAGCAGCAACTCAACTGGTAACAAATACTGATTTAGTAAAACTTTTAAAAGATCAAGAAGGATTAGCTCGTGCTTCATTAATGGAATATGAATGCAATCAAGGAGATGTTTCTTTCTTTGGCTTTCCTAGTGGAACAAGTTACAGATCTTATCAACCTTACAAAGCACTTATTAGATAATGGCAAACATTACACAAACTATTCCAGCGTTGACGGCTGGCATTTCACAACAACCTGACGAGCAAAAGATTCCCGGTCAGGTGAAAGACATGGTGAACGCCTTACCTGACGTTACACAAGGACTAACAAAAAGACCTGCTGGAAAGTTTGTGGCATCATTATCTGATGGAACAAATAATTCCACAACTAACGGTAGGTGGTTTCATTACTATCGTGATGAGAATGAACAGTACATAGGACAGATAGCACAGAATGGTGTTATTAAAATGTGGGACTGTTTAACTGGTGCAGAGAAAACAGTTGTTAATGCTATTGGTAATAACACATATCTAACTCATACAAATGACGAAGATATTCAAACATTAACTCTAAATGATTTCACTTATATCAACAACAGATCCATCACTACAGAGATGGACACTACGACAGAACCTCTTGGAAATTTTCAGAAAGAAATTTTTGTAGAATTGAAATCTATATCTTATGCAAAACAGTATGCGTTAAATGTTTTTGACAACACCAATACCTCAACAGTTACTACAGCTACAAGAATAAACGTAACTCTTGTTAACTCAAGTAATAACTATTGTGACTCTAATGGAAAAATGAGAACGCATGCTACTAGAGGTAATAGTGGTAATGCTAGATGCGATACAGATGCTGGAGATGGTAGAGATGCGTTTGCACCTAATGTAGGAACACGTATATTCAGCGTAAGTACTGGTACTACTCTTGTTGATGAGGGTGCTACTGGTGGTACTCTTGCTAATGGAAATCAATCAGACACAAACTATAGTGAAGTTGTAAACATATTTAATGCCTCTAACCAAGGCAGTCAAACAGGTAGGAAGAATTTATATTTTCGTATAGCTACAACTGGTCAGTCAGTACCTTATACAGAAGGATCTGGAAGTAGTCAGACAACTACATATCAAGCTAGATATACAACAACACACGACTTACTACATGGTGGAGAAGGTTGGTTAGAAGGTGATTACTTCTATGTATTTATGAAAGATGGTTACTACAAAATAACCATAGAAAAAATAAGTACTTCAGTAGTTCAAGCAAACCTTGCTTTAGTTAGACCACAACCCACACCTTTTGATACTGAAACAACTATTACTGCTGAAAGTATTCTTGGTGATATTAGAACTCAGCTAATAGCAAGCGGTAATTTTACAGCTAATGATATAAGTCAAATAGGTACAGGACTACATATAAAACGCAGTGCTATATTCAACGCTTCTACGCCCGTAGGAGAGCTGTTAAATGTAGTGGCTGGAAAGGTTAACGACATAGGAGACTTACCCTCTCAGTGCAAGCACGGGATGGTTGTAGAGGTTGTTAACAGTGTGGCAGAAGAAGATAATCACTACGTTAAATTCTTTGGTAATAATGACAAAGATGGTGAGGGTACATGGGAAGAATGCGCTCAGCCGGGAAGAAAGATAAGACTTAAAAGATCCAAAATGCCAGTGCTTCTAATCAGAACTGCTGACAGTAATTTTAGATTGACTGAGCTAGATGGATCTACCTATACAATTTCAGGTACACAATATTCTGTTCCTCAATGGGACGATGCTTTAGTTGGTGATGATGT